ACGAACTCAGGGTCCTGCACGACTGCGCAGGTTGCAGGACCCTGAGTTCGTGGCACGTGCACAGAAGTTCAACAACGAGTTGATTGCACAAGGCCGCTCGTTGTCGGTTGATCCGCATGAGGGCTTGCCTGAACCGCCACGTCCCACTGCTAACCCACTGCGCACTGCGGTGACAGCAGTGCAGGACACGCTCCTGGATCACACGGCTAAGGCACGTGAGTTCATGAGCATCACTGCACAGACACCAAGCAGTGTGGACCTACTGAGTAGGCGCTACGGTGTAGTGCGCAACGATGCCATGCATCAGGCTACGGCACGTGAGTTCATGGAGACAGGCTTCGACGACCACATCAACTTCCAGATGACGCATGCACCTGCGCCGTTCTACCGAGAGGTTGCCGCGCTGCCCAATGATAAGGAGTTCACGCTACGTGAGGCACTGATTGCACGTAACGAGAAGCGCAACCGCATCAACAACCAGATCGACTACGGCAACCCGCTGCCACTGGACTTCAAAGACAAGACGATGGCAGACCTGACCACGATTGAGCAGCGTGCCACCAGTGATCCACAACTGATGCGGTTGATTGAGAAGTACGACACGATCAACCGTGAGATACCACAGATGGGCTTGCAGTATGGGCACTTCACACAGGGTGAGGTGAACGACATGCTGAAGCGCCGTCCCGAAGTCGTGTTCGATGTGGACCCGCGTGGTCGCATACTCGGGACGTTCCGTGCACGGCAGATGCAGCCATACACTGGCATCGACAAGGCATTCACCACGCCATACCACTCACAGGCACAGCATGTGGAGCAGGCGTTCCGTGAGTTCCGTGTCAACCAATTCAACAAGGACCTGTACAACCACGTCGAGTCACTGATGGCGTCGTCACCTGATGTGCCTCGCTATCAGACACGCAAGATGACGCCCAACCAGCCGCAGTACGGCATCCTGCCTGAGGATGTGCATACGTCACGTGAGCCTATCGTGTATATCCGTGACAACGGCATCAAGGCCATCCATGTGCACGACCCACTGCTGTATGAGACGTACACGGGACAGAACACGACACGTCAGCGTGCCACACTGGGTGGGTTGGCTGCGATAAGCAGGATGTTTGCACACACCACAACAGGTGTTGCGTCGATAGCCACTGGTCGCATCTTCCCATTCCGTCCTGCGTTGTGGACTGCGTTGTCGATGAACGTCAACAAGCCGAAGGGCAGTGTCATTGGCCTCGGTGACTTGGCAATGCAGAAGCTGACTGGTGGCAAGGGATCGTATCGATGGTTCGATCCCACCAATATCCCTGGCGCAGTGTATGCGTATGGTAAGGGACGCATCGAGGCAGGTGCAGGCTTGGTCGGGCAGATGCTGCGTAAGGACAGCCCCAACCTGGTGAACAGGTTCATGCGTGCAACCGTTGGTGATGTGCAGACTAACAAGATGCAGGGTGTGCTTGAACGCTACTACATGGACTCGTTCATGCACTTCAAGCGTGCAAGTGGCATGGGTGGACAGGCTAACATGTTCCGTGTGCCACTGCCTGCGTATTCGGCTGGTAAGGGCACACCCATACGGTCGGTGTTCAACGAGTTGGTGCCTGACTTGTTCATGGCCAACACATGGGCAGGCAGGGCACGACCACCTGTGGTCAAGCTGCGCAGTGCACTTGAGCAGTTCTACTCCAACATGAGTGAGGCTAGCAACGACTACTTCGCACGGCTGAACCGAGACCGTGGTCAGTACAAAGGACAGCCTGAGTTGCTAGCGTACGACACACGTGCACTCACAGGTGACCCTGGTGTGGGTGGTGGTAACCGCTACGTGCAGGGCTTCACTGGTGCGGTGCCGTACTCCAACATTGCCATGCAGGGCACTACGCGGCGTGTGCGTGCACTGGTAGATGCACCTGTGGCTGCGTCGTTGGCGTATGCGTCGTCTGTCGGATCGCTGGCACTGCTGTCGCTGCTCACTGGGTTGGGTAGGCAGGATGCTATAGATTATATGGACAAGGTGCTGAGTACGACACAGCGTGTGTCCGACGTGATCCTGTTCAGGAACGGCCACGCACCTGAGGCACACATCAAGATACCACTGGCACAGGAGGACAGTTGGGCGTACGGACTGGCACTGAACCTGATCGCTAATGCCATGAACCTCGCTGCGATCAAGCACATGCCTGATACGATGGCTGCGTGGGGCGACTTCATCCATGACTACATGCGTGAGCACCTAGCAGTGAGCACAATGGAGTCGATGGAGCATGGCATACAGCGTGGTGTTGGCTTGGACTGGCCACTGCTGAATGCGGCGTTCGCGTTGACAGGCAAGGAATTGCATGTGGACGTGGCGCGTGTGATGGACGCCATACGCAACGGCACGTTCGGTAGTGACACGTTCATGCGTGGTACAGGCAGTGCACCGACGACGCCCAACCATCCAGGCGGTGACGGCACGTTCGACAGTGTGGAAGGCAAGAAGTTCACCGATGTGTTGGGCAACATCTTCGGCATGGTCGGTGGCATGATGGACATAGTGAACAACACGGGTGGTTACTGGAAGCAGACGGGTGACTTCTGGCGTGCAATGGGCATGGCTGGTCATGACTGGTTGCAGCAGGCCAAGGACCTGAACCCGCAAGGCAACACGCTGTTGTGGGAGAACGAGGTGCGTAGCTCAATGGCACCACCGATTGTGGAGTACAACCAGCAGCGTATGGCAGCGATGAAGTTAACAGCAGGTATGAGGAGTGATGTGGCGATGGAGGGCACGACTGGTGGATCGCGTGCGTTTGCGTTGCCGACGCCACCGAGTGCAGGTGAGGACAAGGTGCCGACTGATCCACAGATGGCTGACTTGTATCAGCGCACTGGTCAGTTGCACTCATTCATTGAGAGTAAGGTGCTAGCTGAGGCTGATGCAATTAAGAAGCAGATGGCGCAGGTGAATGCACAGGGACTGCCACCTGATGAGAAGCGCAAGTGGATGAACGAGCAGACGCGTAAGTATGCAGACGTGTGGCGTACTGCTGGCGGTTTTATAGATGATCTAAACGCCGAGTACTCTCAGAAGTTCGGTCGCTACGTAGATGTAGGCAAGAAGGTAGACTGGCATGGAGGGATGGACCAGTTCCCTCCGATCACGCAATGAAAGCCACGTACAACAAGTACATAACCACTATGTGGTGCCAATGTGTGTCTCGCCTCGGCTCCCCACCCATTGTCACCAAGACGATCATAGCCCCTATGGGTCCATGATCTTTTATCGCATCCCACCCACCACCCTACAGCGTCGTCAAGTGTCTGTACAGGGAACTATCCATAAGAGTTTCTTATACTGTTTCAGATGCGCTCCAACACAGTCTGCCCCAGGTTCGCACTCAGCAGCAGACGCGTCCCTCGAATGAAGTCCGTAGGCCGCCCAGCCCCATCATGCTTCAGTGTGTATCTCTGTATCGCACCGACCTCGTGCAGGATGTCGAGTAGGGTGAGGAAACTGTCACTGGGTATTACGTAGCGGCAACGTTGGAACAGTTGATGCCGTGGCACCGGGTCACTCCCAGCCGCAATCAGGTAGGACCGGATGTTGTCGAGGGCCGTCGCATACTTGCTCTTCTGCTCGGCGCTCTCGAAGATGTTAACGCTGTCGCCTTTCACCTCAGACACCAAGTTGATCGCGTCGGTAACGTGTGTTGTGCCGATCTGCCAAGTCTGGTCGTTGATGCACAGGCATGCTGCGACACGTAACACATGTGCGTCCTCGCGTGACTCGAACGCCTGCTTGAACGTGTCAAAGGACGGCTCGCGTGCGTTGTACCAGTCAGTGAAGGTGGTGAGTGCGTCTGCTGACATGGTGATCTCAGGCTGTGATGCGGCCTGTGCACGGATGTGTTGCAGGTCTTGGAGCATGTCTGCCCATTCCATGTCAACACGTGTTGACGACTCTGGCCATGCGATCTTGGCCTTGGGCTTGTTGGAGATGATGAACATGCAGCGTGATGCGAAGCCACCCTCTACGACATTGGGATTGACAGTCTTGAGTAGCCAGATAGGTGTTGAAGCAGACAGGAAGGTGACGTAGACGTTTTGTTGTATGCACTCGCCGCGCGCAATAGTTCCTCCTCCGTGGCGATAGGCAGGACAATCGTATAGGTCAGTGAGCAGTGTCGGCATGTTAGCGACGTAACGCTCTGTGCCAAGGAACACAGCAAGTTCGGAGATGGCAATGCAAAGCTGGCCAGCCCCGTAGGCTGATGTTCGTGTGTGCAAGAGTTCGTCAAGCTTCTCTCCTGTCATCTTGGCATCGACGTAGCCCATGCTGTCGTCGGTGGTGAGCAGTTCACGTGCCATCCTGCCTGCTGTGGTGACGCTGGTTGACTTGCGTGCGATGCCACTGTCGCCAACGAGGATGGTGAAGAAGTTCATGTACACGGGTGCGCGTGGTCGTGCCACTACCACACGCCGTCCGCATGCTACGCTGATCAGCCACATGCCACACCACCAGTCGAAGGCGTGTGCTGTCTCCTGTGTGGACATGAAGCGCAGGTAGCGCCCCATGAATGACTCACGGGGCACCAGCTTGTAGTAGTCAGTCATACTCCACAGAAGGTTCGCAGATGCCAATCGAATGTAGAGAAGCTGATTTCTCCACGGCGCCACGCCCGTTCCATGTGACGGTTCAACCGCCTAAACTTTCGACGCCATGTGCTACGCTTCCTGATGCTGCGCTTCATGTTATACCCTCTTGAGGATTGTCACAACACGGAATCTGTGATTGGTTGACTTAACCATGCCTATCACAGCTTCTATTGTGAATGCGTCTTTGCGATACATCGGCAGCACCTGATCCAACCACACGACATGTGTGTCTGGTTGTAGTCGTTGTAATGCATGCATGACTAAGTTGCGTTTGACCATAGTTGTCTCGTAGCGGTCTGCATCCTCGACTGAGTATGGTGGATCAGCCAACACGAGGTCGTAGTCCTGTAGTGGAATCAGGATAAGTTCTTCTGCGTCACACACGTATGTTGGGTTCATGTCTGGGTTGATGTCCACTGTGTCCCCAGGCATTGCGTCTAAGTCTACCTTACCACTGAACAGGTGCAGCACACGCTTTTTGTCTGGGAACAGTGCACGTATACGCCGCAAGTATCCTGCTGGGTATCCTCCGTAGTATTCAGACTTCACACGGTAGTCGTTGCCCATGATCCACGTGCCAACGATGCGGTTGTCCTCTCCGATGAATAGGCTGCGAGGGAAACCTGTTGTATCCACGTAGAAGTCTATCCGCTCCTGTAGGGTCATACTTTGGCTATCGTAGACCAGCGATGCACACCGTCTGGTCCTGGCTGTGACACACCGAGTTCAGCAGGCACGATCAGTGGCTCCGGTGCGTCGATCCCAGCGAGCCGGTTGCTCACCGAGTTGATCCAGATGGGCTGCTCTGCATGGTGCTTCATGATGGACCGCACAGTAGGCCCATCCTCGTGTCGGTTCAATGCAATCAGTGCATCGTGGACGTTGATGACGATCCGTGCAGTGGGAGGCCAGTCGGGGTCGTCGTGACACTTATAGATGACCGATGAGGTCCAGTCACCGTTGATCGACTGCGGCTCGAAGGCAACGATGGCGTCTAGGGCTGCGTCATCCCAGCGTTCCAGTAGCATCCATCGTCGTCCGAGGGCAGTTGTAATAGCACGGTCCCTGCGGACGAGTGCAACCAAGTCATCCCACCACATGGTGACCTGTGGAGACGCCATGTGATAGAGACGGTAGGCTTGCTCGGCTTCCACGTGTGACAAGCCTGTGACTGTGGCAAGCTTGTCTGGTCCCATGCGGTAGTTGAGTCCGTGACGACACCGCTTGGCAACGTATCGGATGGTCGGGCGTCCTTCCTCGTCCCTATCGCGTCGTGGTACTTGCTCATAGGCTACCCTGAACATGTCACTGGCTAGTGCACAATGCGCATCATACGTCCCAGGATGCAAGCGTGCGTTCTCAAACTGCTGCTTCCACACAGGGATGTTAGCCAGGATCGCAACTATGCGAGCCTCGATCTGTGACATGTCGAAGTAGCTGAGCTCCCAGCCCTCGGGTGCTACGAACATGCCCTTGGCGTTCTCGGGTATGTTCTGCATGTTGAGGCCAGTTCCCCAATGCGTCTGTGAGCTACTCAAGCGTCCGGGAGCGGAGGCGACGCCGGTTTGCTTGTAGGAGCATCGCCACCGTCCGTCGCTGTCGGGTTCGGCGCTGACGTATGTGGATACAAACTTGGCCTCTTGTATGTATCGATCAACGGCGTTGATAAGGTCTCTAGCTGCTGGGTTAGTCCGTGGATGGAGTCTAATACGATCACGATTCTCCTTATCAGTGCTTCTTCCTCTGCCGACCAACTGTAGGTCGTCAAAGAGGAGCTTAGCGAGTTGCTGGTTGCTTCTTGGATTGAAGTTGTAATCAGCAACGCCAGTTGCCACACGAGCCTTGACTTGGCATAGCTCTCTTGCAGCTTCCAGGCTTCGTCCGAGTTCATCGGCGAACGAGGACTTGAGTCTTGCATCGACTGACACTCCGTTGACCGACATCTCGATCAGTTCAGGTTGCAGACGCATGATGTGGTTGAAGAACCGCTCATCCATGCCAGCCTGCTGCAACTCATTGAGCATGCACTCCATTGCCATGCGTGTGATGCAGCAGTCCTTTACGTTGTACTCCCAGAAGGCGTTGATGTCTCCCTCCTCACGCCACAGCTTGCCGTCGTCCTTGTAGTACGGATGGTCCGTGTACTGGGCAGTGATGAAACCCAGATCATGCGGCAGTCCTGGGTATAGGAAATGATGTGCGAGCATCGTGTCGAACCAATGTGCGTGAATACGTATGCGGTCTTTGAACCAGAGCCACGTTGCATCGTAGTGACCATTTTGGGCAACGAGCCGCACCGCAGGGTTCGAGAGAAGTGCTTGTAGTTCGAGACGGATATGGCGTTCCTCGTCCAGCGTGTAATGGTTTTGTCCTTGTGAACGAAAGTTGATACAGATGCCTGTGTCGTTGGTCGGTGCAAAGCCAACACATGCTGTCTCACCAGCCATCGTCTCAATGTCATAGGCAAGCGGCGTAGTGAGCGTGCGTGCATACCGTATGAAATCGACCGCCTCGGTGTAGGTGGGATTGATGTGTGCACGGATAGGTGGAACACTGAACGTCCCCTTGAGTAAGCGTTGCAGCTTGTTGAGGTCCATGCGGAACACGATCTCCATGCGCGGCTCACGCATGACGTGTGCTGGGTTGAACGTGGCCAGGACTTGCACGCGCCTGTCACCGAGCATGATGGGGATGACCGAACCACGCACCTGTGTGATGCCGCTGTAGGAGGTGAGTGCTTCGAGTGCGTAGTTGCCGAGTGCTACCACGTACTCGACATGCGGTAGGCGTTCCAGTTCCTCCTGCAAGATGTGACGCCAGTGCTCAAGCTCCTGCTTGCTGAGTGTAATCTTCTTCTGCTGTGGCATCACGTCGTAGCTCTCAGCCGCTGACACCAGCTTGCGCTTGACGACGTTGGTGATGTACACGTCGTTGCGTGTGAGCTTGTCCTTGCGTAGCATGTCCCACAGGTACTTGCCTGAGCCGCCGATGAGTGGCATGCGCTGCTGCACTTCACGTTCACCGGGTGCCTCGGCTACGACAGCGATGGTGCTGTTGACGCTGCCACCTGCACCGCAGTTGAACTCCAAGCCTGCTGCTTCCACTGCTGCCTTCAGTTCAGCGTTGGCATGTGCGATGTTCTGGTATGGGTCCATCATGAGTGTGTGTGTGTCCCTAATGAGAATGCCCACCCCACACGTGGTGAGGTGGGCATGAGTTACCTGTGTAAGGCGCGTGCTATGACTGCACCTGATTGTCGCCGCTCCTTGCGGTTGGTTGGTATGCGACCCGGCAGGTCAACGACTACCTCTTGTCCATGCGACGCAACCGCCTTCCCCTTGTTGGTGCCAGTGTCGGCGGTGTCACTGGCGGGGACACTAAGAGGGTTGTAGCGTAACCAGTCTGGACACTCTACAAGGATAGTCTTCTCTTTCTCATCCACAGTGAACTGCACCAGGGCAGGAGGGACTGGCACCTCGTTCAGCACGTAGTGACTGAGTGCTTGTGCAGCGATGTTGGTATTGTATGAGGTGTTCACGCCTCGTGTTGTGCCGAGGCTGTAGCCATTCTCGTCTTCCACGAGCATGAGGAAGCCACGATCCTCACCTATACCTTCATGGATGGTGATCCTGCATATGGCACGAACGTATGTCTCTCCGGTCTTGTTCGTTCGTTGAGATGCTACTTCCTCTACAGCCCAACCCACCTGTCTGACCAGCGATGGTGTCATGGAGATGTAGATGCCTCGTGGTATTCCTGTCTCCTGTCCGGTATGGAGGTGCGAACCCATACGTAACTCGGCCACTGATAGGTTGCGTGGTCCTACTGCACTCTTGCTGATCTTGACGAAAGCCATGTGTCACTCCATTGGTTAGCCTGGGAACTTGGTTGACTTGGCAATGCTCTGCATGTCTGCGAACACCGTGCACTGCTGTCTGGCACGTGTGATGGCTGTGTAGAAGTTGCGGCGTGACTGCGACCACAGAGTGGACTTGTTCATTACGTAGCACACGTGCTGGAACTCTGAGCCTTGGCACTTGTGTGTTGTCAGGACGTAGGCATGGTCGATGTTCCTCCTTGGGTCTTGCTCCACGACGGTGCCGTTCTCACGTACGATGATGACCAGTGGTGGCACCACGACCGTTCGGTCACCAAAGTCTATCTCTACACTGCCGTCCTCGAAGTTGATGTTGTGGACGACACCGAGTTCACCGTTGAATGCGTATGCCTCACCTGTGCCATCGAGGTCGTAGCTGTTGGCGGTGTACACTACCTTGCTGCCAACCTGCACACGGATGGGACCGACATCCTTCTGCACCCACCTGTGGCGTGGCAGTTCGATGAACGGTCGTGTGCGGTCCCAGAACATGGCCTGCACTACGAGGTTGAGGCGTTGCGTGCCGATCCATGACTTGTTCATGGAGGTGATAATCTGATGATCAACGTCTGCGTATGAGTGTCCTTGCGCAAGGGACAACTCGACAAATTCCTGCACTGCACGGACAGGCTGATCGGTAGTTCGCATGTGGAAGTCATCAGTCGAACGTGGCATTCTGCCGAGCAGTATCTGCGAACCATTGCGCGCAATACCCGAGCCAGCGTCGTGGCGGTGGATCGTGTCGAGTGTAATTCCATCGAACTTCTCTAGCATGCGTTGGAACGAACTCGGTAGCTGGTCCAGTCTACGGTCTTCCTCGATTGGCTTCAACTGGTTGGCGTCACCGAACATGCAGATGCGTGCGCCGGGCTTGAGTGCAGCGAGTAGGCTGTCGTGTATCTCCTGGTTCACCATCGCGTACTCATCAGTGAGCAGCACGTCGTAGTGCAGTGGGCGTCTGCGGTTGTAGCGTGGTCCGGTGCTGACCTGGACTGTCTTCTTGTTGCCTGTGAGTTCGTCCTCCACCTCCACCTCGTCAGGCATGCCGTAGCCAAGCAGTCGGTGGTTGGTGACAGCCTCTAGCTGCGTAGCCTCACGTATGCGCTTGGCTGCCTTGCCTGTTGGTGCACTGGATTGCACGCTGTAGCCTGCGTCACGTAGACGCTGTGCAACCTCACGCATCATCAGTGTCTTGCCTGTACCTGCCTTGCCTGTCACTGCTACGACACGTCTGCTCGTGTCACAGCATGCTTCGATAGCCTTGGTCTGGGTTTCGTCCCACTCAATCACGTCTACCATGCCGTGGCTCTCCTAATGCAGGATGTCAGTGGATAAGGAAAAGGCCGCACCTGTTAGAGTGCGGCCTCCCTTGCGCTACACGGGTGCGTAGTGCTCTACGCGGCCTGGGGTTGTGTAGCCGCAACCGATGACCCGCCGCGTCCTGCCGGTACAATGCCGCGCAGGTAGAATACGTGCGGCTGGTTACCGCCCTCTACGATCTCAAGCACCTTCTCGGCACTGCGTTCGACAGACACCACCTTGATGCGCTTCTTGTCGAATGCCATCGGCTGTCCCTGCTCATCGAGGACCTGCACAATGAAGAAGGCAGGACGTGGCGGCGACGGACGGCGTGGCCTGCGTGCGCGTGATGGCTTGCTTGACGCGTCAGGTGCGGGCATGCCGGGTGCTTGGTTGAGTGCTGGTTGAGCCATGAATACTCCCTTGGTTGGTAGTCAACACGTGTTGACTGTAGAGTGGGCAGTCACAGAATGCAACCGTTCATTCATATCACGGCGCAAGAATGCGTGCAATTGTTGGTCGCTGCTCGCCTTCATACTCCTGATGTGCAATGTCGATGGTGCCACGCAGACCCACGAGTGCACCCAGGTCCAGCTTGCGACCACGCGGACCACCGACGTTCTCAAGGAACTTACGCCAACGGTAACGCATGGTGGGCGTGTCTTCAGTGGTGAGACGATTGTACATCAGCACTGTGCCGTCGGGATCACCCTCAGTGAAGTCGGCAGGGTATGAGTCTGAGTTCACACGGAACGTCACCTGCACGTACTCGTTGCCTGTTGTGGCTGATACGCGCGTCTGCACACCAACAATCTCCGCTGGGTAGGGACCGACTGGCAGTGGCGGTGGTGGTTGTGCGTCGCTGATGTCCTGTGAGAACTCAAGTATGGATGTCGAGTGAGACATTGAGGTTGCTCTCTCCAAGCTGTTGCCTATATACAGGCGTGACTCCATTGGAAGTTCTTGGGGTGGCATGTGACAGACAAACTTGCCGGTGGTCAGTGTGGCCACCGGTCATTTTGGCAGTGGTAACTTGTTGCCCTTCCCGTCCTTCCACGTCGTGAACCATCCGCTGATTGTGTCTCCTTTCCTCGTGTTAGGATCGTAGCGCCACTCGAACTCGGGTTGTGTGGCGTTGAACAGTCGTGTCTTCATCGGCTTACGCATGCGGCACGGACGCACAGCGATGATGCGCTTGTTGCCATCGTCACGCACGTGCCACACCTCGTTGAGCCGAAGCCCGAGTTGGTTAGCGGTGCCCTCAGACAGTGCCAGTGTGATCGACAGCACACGGCCCTCGTCGTCACGGTCTGGTGCGTTCTCGTGTGTGGTGAAGCACACGTTGCGGTCCAGGGCACCGGTCACTTGCATGGCTGCTGTGGCGATACGCAACATCATGGAGTTGCGCCACGTGTAGCCATGCATGCCTGGTTGTTCGAGTGATGAGCGTTGGTTGCGTGTCACTGCCTCACGCAGTGCCATGTATGCGAGTGTGGTCATGCTGTCCCACACCACCGTCTCCACCTCAGCATGCTTGCGTAGGTAGTCACCGAGGCCGTATGGATCAGGTGTGCGGAACTGCGTCATGACAGTGACTGGGTTCTCTGCACTCAGGTCCAGCACACTCACGTCGTCACGTCCAGCGAGTGACAGTGCACCGTCTGGGTCGAACTGCACGAACAGCTTGTGTCCTGGCATGGTTGCAGCGAGGGTCGTCTTGCCACACCCGGCGTCTCCCCACAGTAGCATTGCGAGACGCATGTGTGTCGCATCTGGTGTGAGAACTGGCACTCCACCGAGGCGTGGTGGTCCGTCACTCATCGTCTAGGGAGTCCAGGTATTCGGTGAGCCTGTCGTTGACTTCGTGTACGAGGTGCAGGATCAGTGCCAGTGCCTCCTTCGTCTCAGGTGCAGTGATGCGTGTCACTGTGTCTGCTGCCTCGTTGTAGAGTTGCTTCCACTCAATCTCGTCCATTACCAACCTCCATTGTGTGACTATTCGATGCCGACGCCTTCCGTGACCTCCTTGTGCAGCGGTGACCATTCGTCCACCTCCATCTCTGACACGATGACGCGCTGCTCCTCGTTGTCCGCATCACAGAATGGTATGAATGCGCACGGACGGAAGTAGCGGTTGCAGGAGTGGGTGTACTTGGGTGCTGCGTACGGATCGCCTGTGTAGGCGTTGTACATGAGCACCGTGTGGACTAGCCAGTATAGCCAGCGTTCGTAGTGATGCACCTCCCTTGTTGACAGTTCTCTTAGGAACCCACCGTAGTCATACGACTTCGGTAGTGGGACTGCAAGGCCAATTACTTCGGTGTGGTTTACCACATGTTGTGTGAATACCGACGCAGCCACGCAGTATCCTGTGTATTGGTGGTTGATGACTTGGCTCATGGCCCACGCATCATTGAGTCGCGATGCTGTCTTGTTGTCGTGTATGACGAGGTTGCCTTGGCTGTTCCAGTGGATACCGTCGATCTTGCCGGTCAGTCTGCACGTCAACATGTGTTGGCCGGTGATCTCAATTACCAAGTCGAATGCGATCTCAATGCCCACGTCTGACTGTGGGTCGTTCGGGTCACGCACCCACACCGGTTGGTCCCAACGCCACCGGTTGATGTATGCGAAGATGCACTCCTCCATGTTGGACAGCGTGCGCCGCTTGTCACGTGGATCGTCGTAGAAGCCGCTGGTGTCTAGCACTGCGATGGCACCGCGCTTGCACATCTCAATCAGGTCGCTGCTCTCCTGAATGCTTGCACAGATGTGCTCGAACCGCTCCTGGCCAAACAGGCGTATGCCGTGGTAGTTCCACAAAGCGGTGCCCTGGTCAGCCATGTGCTGCTTCTCTAAGTCCTCCATGAGGTTGCACAGGCGAATGAATGCGAAGCACTCATGCATTGCCTTGCCACACTCCAACGCGAGTGATCTGCCACGACTGGGCATGACCTTGTGCATCTGGTAGCGCAGGATACCCCACGTAGGACACGTGTTGAGTGCAGCGAGCTTGGTGTGGTCGTAGGTGTCTAAGTGTGCATCCGCTGGTGTGGCAAGGCGGAAGGATGCCTCGTACTCATTCCCTTGGCTCCTCATTCTGTGCGTCCCGTCTCATCTGGTTGATTGCTTTTGCCATGCCGTCGCCAACCGTGGTGAGCTTCTGCACTTCGTTGATCACTCTATCCAGCAGGTCAACAACGTCACGGAGATGCTGACGTGTCTCAGCATACTCGTCAAGGAACGACTCGATGGTTACGACCACACCTTGTTCGAAGCCGTAGTCCTTGATGTTGGCACGCAAGTCGCGTGCACGTACAGGCGCAGGCATGCTATCCCACCTCCATGTGTATCGCCATCACCAATAGACGCACCTTGTGAATGGCAGTTTCCAACTTGGTCTCGGCCTCGTCAGCCTTGGCAACTGCACGGCGTGCTGTGATGAGTGCACGCTCATACTTCATGAACAGTTCCAGTCTGGCCTCGTCTGCTTTGACTTGTGCCAGTTCCTCTAGCTTCCTAACAGCAACAAGGCGACGCTCACGTATGTCGTGTAGCATCGCCTCTAGATCGGCAACCGCCATGTTGGCGATTGATGCACGTTGTGTGGGGGTGTCATACGCCGTAAGGACTGCTTCGAGGTTCGAAGCGTCACTCATTCAGTGTCTCCCGTCTCAGGAGCTTGTTGATTTGCGACTTGGCACGGCGCGCGGCTAAGTCACTGGTTTCTGCTGCGCCAAAGTAATGATACTTGACGGTGTATTCGACCGCCCAACTCCAACGCTCGTCTGGCGTTGCGTTGGGTTCAAACTTGAGGATGTAGCGATGGCCTTCATGGTTGAATGCCTCCATCTTGGGTTTGACTTGCAAGTGTATCACCTCATGCATGCACGTTCCCCTGTAGACAACCCGGTGTCGTGTTGTGGCACGACACCGGGTTGTAGTCTACTCGGCCTTCTCTACGAGGTTGGCTGAGAAGTAGTGCGGGGCGTTGTTGGTCTTGGTTGCTGCGATGATGGCGTTGTCCAGCACTGTCTGCTTGACACCAGCCTTGCGCAGTTCTCGGATCAGTGTGTCGTTGTCAACACGCGTTGACGGGTTGGCAACCTTGAGTGTGACGAACACGCTGTCACTGCGGTAGATGAGTTTCTCTGTGCCTGGGTCTTGTGGGTCCTTGGTGTGATCGAAGATGACGCCCACCTTGATGGCCTCACGCGACGCAGATTTGCGCAGTGCCTCTACCTGCTTGGCCACATGGCTCCACAACCAGTACTGAAGTGCTACACCCTCGGTGTTTGACTTAGTGGCTGGCAGCTTGGTGCCGTTGGTCCTGCCGATGTTGAGGACTGCCTTGTCGAGCTTGCTGCGTAGTAGGTTCGCATCGGTAGCCGTTAACATGTAAGGTCTCCTTGTCGAACATGGTCAACACGTGTTGAGTGGTGACGGCTGTTGCTCGTCTCATCTCTCCTTCTCTAGTGTAGTGTAAGTATAGCACGTGTGTGTGCTTATGTCAAATGACGCTCAGCCTCAATAGGCCAGAGTATACGCTCGATTAGCTTCTCACCACGGAACGTGTAGTGCTTGTTCGCGTCGGTGATGACATACACCTCTGGCCCATTGATGGCGAACGCAGTTGGCTTACCGGCGTTGGCAGGTAAGAGCTTCAGGTAGTTGATGGCAAACGTGTAGTGTTGCTTGTGCTTGCTAGGCATCCTCTAGCGCACGCCACTCGGGCGTGTGCAACCACTTGGCCACGTTGAGTTCGCGTGTGAGCATGGTAGTGGCTTCACTGTCTTGTTCTCCTACCATCTTGCGTAGGCCGAACGCGCCGTCCGTATGGGACGCGTAGTAGGTGAGGGCACTATACACTGACCACAGGCTGTTGCCACGGTGATCTTGTTCGCGCATGTATTGGTCCATGAGATTGTCCTTGGCTTTGTTACTGACTGCCAGTGACCTGAATAGGTTCATTGCGGCCTCGTGCTGGACAGGCTTGTGTGCCCACACCTTCCAACGCTCGGCGTCGTTACTGAATTGCAGCAGCGCCTTCGTCACCACGTTCGGTATGCCATGCAGTGTCACACCGGATGTGTGTCGCCTGTAGACTGACGAGTACTCACCACTGATCATGCCGTTGGTGCAGTAGAACTCGATGGCCCCAGCATGGATACGCAGTGCTGATCCACCGTAGCCGTTCTGCACAATCATGCGGAAGGCGATGGCACTTCTAGTACTGCCACCGATGCGACAGCGGATGTTTGGGAACACGTATTCACGGAAGCACACGCGTCCGTAGTGGGCAGCCCTGTCCTTCACCTGCACGCCTTCGAGTTGGTCGGCTGGTAGCAGTGAGGTGATGGTGTCCTCCATGTTGGTAAGCAGTTCACGGTTGTGCACCACCTTGTATGTGCTGCCCACCACGTTGAGCAGCACTGCCGAGTCACCTGTGTGGCTGAGACGGATGATGGCTTTGTGGTTCGGTGTGTTCTGGTACTCACCTGTCCGCATGCGCCACCCGACTGGTCGTTCACCGACTGGGAAAAGAATTGGAGAGTTGGGTGTGTTGTAGCGGTCGAACGGTGAGCGGTCAGGTAGTGGACGGATGGGTGTGACGTTATCGAGTGGCATCACTTGCTCCTCAGTACAGCATGGGCGATCTTCTTCGGCAGTGTGGTCGAGCCACGCGCATGATCGGCACGCACAAAGTCCTGCGCTGTAGCTTTATCTGGCTTGCCCTTGCCTGGCTTGATGTTGCCTGACGCAATACCATGCATGAGCTTCTGCTGTTGTCTGGATACGCTGGGCATCACTCATCTACTCCTCTCACTTCGTCGATCAGTTGTTGCACGAACTCAGTGACTGCTGTCTGGTCACTGCGCCGATGACGCTTGCGTCGTACCACACTCGGTGCTGGCATGACACACCAGTTGTCACCGATTGGCAGGTGCTTCTCAGTCACGAACCTACGTAGCTCCTCGTCCAACCATGTGTATGCAGCCTGTAACTCGGGCACGTCGAGGCCAGCATGGAGTGCTTGTGCCAGTGCTGCACGCTGGTAGCTGTGATAGGTGAGGTCGGTTGTGCCTGCATACATGTGGTCGTTGTCGCCTGTGTCTGCCCAGTCGTAGGTGAACACGTTCAACTCGGCAGCCTCAGCCCATGACAGGCACTTGTTGCCATACACCACTGCCTTCACTGCGTGTGCCTTGGGTGTAGTGCGTGGTGCGAACGTCCAGTCGAGGCCATCGGGTGTCTGGCACTGTAGTGTGAACGGCTCACCGTCGATGGTCACCACGTGTCCGGTGTCGAAGAACTGTGCGTACTGTAGCTTGATGACGGTGCTGTCCACAGTCATTGCCTCGCGTAGCACTGAGGCGTTCTGTAGCCGGATGTGGTAGGGACTGGGCCGTGACCTGCACCAGCCACTCAGTGAACTGGCACGTGCCACTGAGTTGTGCATCAGCCACTCAGCATGGTCTACCCAGTCATCACGTGTTGTCGCTACCCACGCAGCCACGAGGTCCAACATGTTCTGTTGCCACACGTGGTCACCTGACTTGTTGGGGTCCTTGTCACTGGCTTGGCCTGTGTCAGGGATGGTGTGGAACACGTAGTAGTACGGATCACTGTTGTTCAGCATCCTGTTCTCTACGATGCCACGCACCACACCCAGCCAGTGTTCCCAGTAGCTGCGTGGTAGCAGCCATGATGGCACAGTGGTTGGTGTAGCGAGCACGCACTCATAGATGGCACGCAGTGGCCATGCGAGGTAGCGGCCTGCTGACATGAAGCGTGAGTTGCTGGGCTGTGTCAACATGTTGTGGTTGGCCCAGAACTGGCAGCCTTCGAGGTAGTACGGATCACCAGTGAGCAGGAATGGCAGGTAGGTGATGGATGGCATGTGGCCTTGGTCTGTCTTGTTGACCACCTTGCCTTTAGAGAAGTACGGATTGCCCTGACTGCTGCTGTACATGGTTGCACCAGGGTAGTCGGTAACGATGTCAATCGGTGCCATCGTGCGTGTGTCGCGCACGTGCGATTGGAAGCTACCTGCTGCCTCACCTTGGTTGCGGAACGATGACTCTGGTGCACCACGCCTCAGGTATTGGGTCTGCCATCCTGTCTGTATCCCAAGTCCTGGGTATCCCCCAGTCTGGCCTTGATCTGGCGGGATACCGCATGTCGCCATCGGTTCGTAGTTGCTGACTGTCAGCAAGTTGCCAGTGGCAAGACCACTCGGGTCGAAGTTGCAGATGAGTCCCTGCGCTGCCAGTTGACTGTATGTCCGACGCACAGGACGCACATCCGACTGCCAACGCCAACGCGAGTACCAGTACTGGCCACGTGGTGCCTGCACTGTGATGATGGTGCCGTCCTTGCGTCTGAACTCGGCTGCGTATGGACTGGTGTTGGCACTTGGTGCTGGTATCCACGGGTCACCATACTCTAATACCCACTCCTCACGTGCAGTGCCACGGTCTGATCGGTAGAATGCACGGAAGCCTGGTAGGCTTGGGTGTGTGCACAGGATGTTGTCCATGACGAACACACCATCGGGGTCGTAGTACGGATCAAGTGGTGTGCCGTCCCGTGCTACGAATGCGTATTGGCTGCCATCGAGTGAGATGATGCAGCGTGGTTCAGTGGTTGGGATGGGATCAGGTGGGATGGGTGGTGTCTCGCCCTCAGGCACGAACTTCTGTTGGTCGGCTGCACTCGTTACATACAGGACGTATGGATACGATGTGGGCATGTCCCCTCCAAACAAGTATGGCCATGCACGTTGCCATGCATGGCCATGTTGTGGTTAGACGCTACGACGACGACGGCGGATGAGGCCAATCGTGGCTGCACCAATGCCGAGTATTGCCATTGATCCTGGCTCAGGCACATTGATGTGAGACGTAGACGCAGACACTGTGCCTGCGAATGCTGCGTTGAAGTCGGCAATGGTCGTGCCGATGATGTGCAGCACAGGCGTCAGGTTAGAGAAGCCAAGGTTGAAGCTACTTGGTGGCTGCAAGTCAGTCGGTGCCACGACACCAGACGTGAGCGTTAGCGTGTCGGGTGGGTTGTTCACGTTCACGACCAACCCAGGTCCACCCAGTGCACCGAACGCTGCATCAGTGAAGTTGCCTGACAACAGATTGGTGCCGCCACAGTTGATGGCTGTGGTGATGCAGAAGTTGCCGTTGTAGTGCTGGATCACTGCACCGAGGAAGGTGACGGCTGGGTCTATCGAGGTGGCATTGAGTGACAGGAACGACGTGGCCGGTGGTGAACCAGCGATGAACGACCCGATGCTGATGGTCGCGTCGTCGATGGTGATGGTGGTGGCCGTGTCTGCTGCGTTGGTCGTGGCGAACACGGTGTTGGCACCACTGGTCTGTGAGAACGTGATGATGTTGGTTGCCTGTGCACTGCCGAGTGTGAGTGCCAAGGCGGTTGCTGCAAGTAGTGACTTCATTGGTTTCCCTCTACAGTTGACTGATGAGTACGCACCTCTGGCGTGGTTGTCTCCTTTCGTGGTTGTGGTCATGGCTTCTCATTCATGGTTGCGTAGCAGGCACGCAGCATTTCACGAATGAGAGCAAGCTTGGAGTCGGTCTCGACATGGATGAACCAGAACACGAGACCGAGTGCAGCGACGTTCATGAGGCAGAGCATGATGAATGCAGCGGGCAGTCGAGACAGTACACGACTGCTAACATCCGCGATCTTGTCTAGCATCGGTGTCGTCTCCATCCGTGGAGCCGTCAACACGTGTTGACAGACCTGCCCGGTGGGATCGTCCGGTGCTTATAGCACTGATGGCCTCTCGGCTCACACCATATAGAGAGGCAATCTCCTGCTGAGTGCGTCCTTCAGACAGGAGCCTACGAATGCCATCGACTGCAAACTTGGGCAGTCCGTGGCGTTCGCGTGTCACCATGTCTGACATGTTCTCGGCATGTGTGCCTATGCGCAGGTGGTTGGGATTGCAACAGCCTGTTGGGTGTCCACCGTTGTCACATGAGTGGAGCAGTGTTTGTGTGCGTGCGAGTGTGATGCCATGCACGAGTTCGTATACCCAACGATACGCCATCGTGCGTCTGCCTGCTGCTTGGAAGTATGGTCTGCGTTCCTGACCAGGGCGTCCACCCCACGGACCCAGCCAACACCAGCACTCATCATGGCCACGCATGTCGATGAACTGGAACACGTCGGCTGGGTCGTTGGACATCAGAAGTCTCGTGGTGCGGCGTAGTTGCTTGGGTTACCACACAACCCGCACTGTCGCCATACGCCAAGTCGTGTGCGTGTCCAGCCTCCGTCTTGGCACACATCACAGTAGTATGCACCACCGCGTTGTGCTTCGATGCGTCGCATGGCACGTGCTATCGAGGCGTAGTCGTCTACTGCATACACACGCTCTTCACTCATTGTGTCCCCTCATGGTGTAACGCATGTGAACTCACCGATTTGTACGCACGGCTTGGCTGGCCAGTAGTGTGCAGCCACGGAGTCGAACACCACTGCGGCTGCTGCAATGATGATCAGCCACGTGATGGCAGTGCGGTGCCCATCACTCATTTGTCTACCAGTCCGGTGCCGAAGTTGAAGTGTGCAAGTGGGTGTGTGGCGAACGTAGCGATGCCAACCAGTGTGATGACGCACACCAGCACAAGGATGGTGCGCGCCAATACACTGTGCTGCTCTGTGCCCTTACTCATCTGCTAGCTCCTGTAACTCGGCAACGTCACCGCCCAACTCTATGCACATGCGGTACAGCAGTTCGAGCTTGGCCCTCACCGACATGCCGTTGAACTCAAGGATGCGGTCATCCCAACGCGACTGGCGCATGCGTAGGGCATGGAGCAGTGCAAGTGGTGTAATACCTGGATCAGCCATCCTCTGTCTCCTCATGCCGCACGGTGAACATCTGCACCTCTGGGTTCTGTAACTCGATGTAGTCGGCATATGCACGTAGTACGCGTGGCACGTCGAAGCTTGTAGACAACACGATGGGTGCGTAGTCACCGAGGCGACGCAGTGCCACGAGTGTCCACTCGGTGTCGGGCGGTAGCATGTTGGCTAGGAGGTTACCGAGTAGCTCGGCTGCGGTAACGCGTTGCATGGGTGTGCTCCTTATAGAGAAGTGGGGACTGCATTACACAGTCCCCACTGGTTAGCTACTCTCTAAGTCCCTTCTCCTTCGCATCACGTAGGATGGCAAGTGCTGTCTGCTCTAGTGAGTTGTCACCAATCAGTATGCGCTTGGACAACTCGACGACGGTCTTGTTGTACAGGTCGGCTATCCTCGCCTCCTCATCCGTGCGTGCGTTCTTGTCGCCATCAGGGAGCAGTGCAGTCCAGTTCTCATCCCATATGACGATGCGACCGAACTGCACGTCTGCCTCTGACGGATCATCGAAGATGTCGTCTGGTAGGCCGTCCTCCTTCAGTGTCTTGATGAGTATGTCCTTCGCCTCCTGGTGTGTGGCTGCGTTGATGTTCTCGGTGGTGGCCAACACAACGATTGGCACGAATGCGTGGTACTTGGGCATGGTTAGCAGTCCTCTGTCTCTTCTGGCTGGTCGAGTGCTGCGACCGTCCAGTTTGCTAGTCCGTAGTCCACTGCATGTACCATGCCGTTCTCTCTGGTATCGAATGGACCGATGAACGCGTAGCCACCCACGGGATCACCATACACGATGATGTACGTGTCAGCCCGCTCTACACGACGTGCCACTTATTGTCTCCTTGCTTGGTCATCGGCTGGACGCACCACGAACTCCTCGTCACCCTCGTCAACACGTGTTGTCAGCCGAGTGACGGTGCCGTCGTTGTGTAGCTCGATGCAGGTGCCATGAATGAAGTTGGCGGTTGCTGTCCACAACCGCCAACCGTCGCGTAGTCGTATGATCCTCTGTAACCGCGTGCCGATGGGCGTGCCGATCACATTGTGTGGGCTATGCTCATCACCTACGCGGTCACGGAGTTGGCGCTCGTACGCAGCGAACGCCGCAATCATACGCTGTTGTCGCTCACTCATCACACCAGCGGTTGTAGCCCTGGTATGAGCATGACGACCTGTCTAGCTCACCGTACTGGATGAAGTGCTTCTCTAGCCACTGGCCTGCCACTGATGCAGTGACTAGGCCAATGAGCATGACCACCAGACAACAGAAGCCTGTTACGATGTTGCTTATCATCACGCAGCCTGTGGTTCTGCGTGTGGCTTGGCGTAGTACACTTGTGTAATCTGCTGTATGCCCTCGACGATCTCGATGCCGTTGAACTCCTCAGGCATGTGGTCCCACGTGCCTGTGTAGTACTTGCCCTTGTGTCGAAACGCGACTAGGTAGAACGGCATGTCCTTGTCTGCTTCTACATCCCAGAACAGCGGATAGATGAAGCTGTCTCTGGCCTTCTTCAGTGCATGTGGACGTACAGTGTCCCACCGCTCCTTGTCGATCTCAGTCACACGCATGAGGCGGTGTGTCTGTGGACTGATGGTTGTAGACATGTTCTCACTCCATTGGGTATGATTGTAGACAACACGTGTTGACACATGAACCATGAGGTACGGTTCACGTATATACGCGTGATCATAGCGGAACGTAGGAACGAAACAGGCACTCTACTTGGTTGGGTTCTCTCTCAACACGTGTTGAGCATACTGCCTTGCAGCAATAACAACAAAGGCTGACATGGTTATACCCTTGGCCTCTGCCGCACGCTCAATGAGCTTCCTGTCCTCAACAGATAGACGCAAGTCCAGACGTTCTCTGTATAGTTTATTATCCATAACCAGAACTCCCTTTCTTACTTACTTTCTTCGCTCCTCTCCGCTCCGCGATGATAGAAGATTATACCACATAATCTTGGCTATGTCAAGTGGTAACCCATTGGTTCTACAGCACAATTGGGTGGTTGGGGGTTATGAGTATACGTGTGTTCGGGCAGCCAGGGCAGTTGTGTGTGCGGTACTGTGCTGCTCTG